GGGTAAGGGTGGCTGGGAAACGGCAGTTGTTATCCCTGATATACAGTTCGGTTTCTATAAAACTGGAGCTGCTCATGACGCTGAATTGGTGGCAATTCATGACGATTTGGCCATCTCGGTCGCTTTACAGGTGATATCAGATGTTAATCCAGACTTAGTTGTGATGGTTGGCGATAACTTAGATTTTGCTGAGTTCGGAAAATACCTAACTGCTCCAACATTTAAGCAAATGATTCAACCAGCCCTAGATAGGGCCGCTGAATTTCTTCAAGACCTAAGACTTGTTGCGCCAAAAGCAAAAATTGTGTGGATTCAAGGCAACCACGAAAAGAGACTTCCTTCGTATATCCAGGCCAACGCAGAAGCAGCGTTTGGTCTGACGCGAGGAGTTAATCCTAAAAATAATGAACTAAGAGATAAGTGGCCTGTTCTATCTCTCCCAGTTCTTTTGTGGATGGACGAACTTGATATTGAATATCTATCCGGGTATCCAGAAGCCGCTTATTACATAAACTCCAATTTGAGAGTTGTCCACGGCGACAAAGTTGTTTCCAATGGAAGTACGACCAACAAGTACCTCAACACCAACTCTGTTTCAGTGATATACGGTCATATCCATAGAAATGAGTTGGCTTACCAAACAAGAGAAACAGACCAAGGCCCAAGAACCATCATGGCTGCGAGTCCTGGCTGTCTATGCAGAATAGACGGCGCCGTTCCTTCAGTGAAGTCTGGTCTCAATGAACATGGCGTACCAATCCTCCAAGGGGCAGAGAACTGGCAACAAGGATTAGGGGTTGTCCAATACCAACCTAAAGGTGTTGGTGGAGAGTACTTCAACTACGAACCAATGTGGATATTTAACGGCAGAGGAATGTTCAGGGGTAAAGAATACTTTGCTTCAGGAAGCAAATAGTTTAGATAAATTAAACCAAAGATTGATGAGACATGACAACAATAGTCGGAATTCAAGGTGACAACTACTCATTGGTTTGTGTTGATTCCCGTGTGTCTGATGTCAATGAAGCCGGCTACGCAACTCAGATAGCAACCCTGGGGACCACTTCAAGCAAGGTTGCTATAAACGGCAAGTATATACTTGGGGCTGCTGGGGATGTTCGAGCAATCAATATTCTGCATCATGCTTTTACTCCCCCGTCCCCGCCAGCGAACCTAAAAGGTAAGAAATTAGACCATTTCGTTACAGTTAAATTTATCCCGGCTTTAAGAGAATGCTTTGAACAGCACGGCTACGCCGCGCCCCCTAAAGAAACATCCGAGCATGTTGCCGAACACGGCTCAACTATTTTCATGTCGGTAAATGGCATGATATACATCATTGACGGAGACTACTCATGGATGTCGGATATCAATGGAGTCTATGCAATAGGTACTGGTGCTCAGTATGCACTAGGCGCACTACAGGCAACAATCCCAGCCAGGATTGGAACAATTCCTTGGTCTACGGCCAAGACTCTAGCTATCAAGGCTTTATCGATTGCTGCGAAGTTTGACCCCTATACGGGCGCTCCGTACCATACTTTGACTCAAGGTGTAGAGAAGAAGCCCAAGTAAAACGCCGCCTCTTAAACTGCCACGGTTTCTGAAGGCATCATAGTTCCCTACTAGCTAGTAAACCTAGAGACAGTAGAAGAGATATAACTAGAGAACTGCTTTGTTCAGCTTCACAAGTAGAACTATGTCCGGTTGATTATTAATAGTGTGCTTATATTTAGCGAACATAAATAATGTTTCTTTTCGAAAGAAAGCGTAATTTAGTGGCTAAACAAAATAAACATAACAAAAGTTCTAAACTTCTAGAAACACTGTATATGGGGAGTAAAGAGTGGTTTGCACTAGCGTCATGTCGTGGGAAGACACAACTAATGTTTCCCAAAGAACATAAGGATATTACTTATATAGCTCAGGCAAGAGCTATCTGTAAAAGCTGCCCTGTTCAAAAATCGTGCTTAGAGTATGCACTTGAGTTTCCTGCAGCAGATATGCATGGAGTATGGGCTGGGTTAACTAGTAGACAGTTAGCAGCCGAACAGAGAAAACGAGGGATTAAACCGATTAGACCCACACTTGCACAGATGTGGAACGACTAACCGACCCTAAAGTTGCAGGTCGTACAGAACTCCATACCCGAGATTACAGTTATCTTTTTATCACACTCAGTTTTACCACAGGGCTCAAACAAACGCTCTCCTCTGACATAAGCAGAGATAACATCTTCAAAAGTGGCTTTGGCAAATTGGGATGGGCCTGGAGATGGAATTCCTTTTTTATTATTGATGAAATCCAATACCGCATAGAGAATTAGTTGATTGACAGATAGGTTATTGGCCCTTGCGTAATCAATGATTGTATTCTTTTGCTCACCCAGTAATCGAACTTTAATATCGTGCCATCTCTTGGGATGCTTAGATTTCTCCGATTTACGAACCATCGCGGATAACTAAAGCGGTTATATAGTCGGTGAGGGTAAGGTCCACAGCTTCAGCATGATTGATTATCTTCTCTTTAATTTCAGCAGGAATACGGATAGTCAATGTGGTGTAGGGAGTCTTGGGACGCACGGTGGGTCTACCTGGATTGCGCTTCATTGACTACCTCAGAATCAAATTACCGATTGTGAACCCGACAGTGAATGTCAATACCACCCGGAGATAGAAGTTGAATCTCAGGCTCATGATGTAATGACAGGCAAAACCAGCAAGAAGTAGGGTTGCTATAAACCGAGCCCATGTTTGCATAACCAGAAACTAGCACGGTTATGGACTAGACGCAACAAGAAAAAAGCCTTTTTTGCTCCTTCGCGTGCGCTTTTTAAAAAAATAAAAAAAATTTGTTGTGGGTAAATACAAATTCGGGCGCAAAAAAATAGCCCCATCTGGGGCGGCGTTTTATATTCTGGGGCAGGCGGCAACGCCTGAAGATTTTTTGTTTACTTGTTAGTTAGCGGGTGGAGGCTTGATGGCATACTTTTCCTGCTCAAGCTCCTCAACGACCCTGTCGTAAACTTTAATGAATACTTCTCTATCGCCGTTCGTATGCATTCCATAAGCGGCATCACCCAATTGTTTCAAAGTTTTAACTAGTGCTTCTGGTTTGGGTATATTTGTTTGGACACCAGAGTTCACCTCTCGGACTATGGTCTGAAAAATACCCCAACTAGAATACCCATCCAAATGTTTAGGTACTTTTGTTCTGTAATCTATTACTGCCCTTCTGACATCACCGGGTCTGGGCATAAATTTTTCGAAAGTTGCCAGCCTCGTAAAGGCTGCCAACACTTCGCTGTACGGTAAGTCGTGTAATAGCGCATACCATGCGCGATAGGTCGGTATTTTGTCTAGTTCAAACAGCTGCTGGTTATAGGTGGCGTAAGCCTGGTGAACGAGTTCTTGTGTTTCTTCTTTAGTGATGGTGTCTACCACTTGGGCCCTTTATTGTGCTGTTCGTAAATGTCGACGAACTTCTCTATATGAACCGAATCCCTCAGAATTAACTCGATATTATCGTACCGCTTGTTCTGCTTATTCCTTCCCATATGGAAGTCTGACATAGAGCATCCCTCTATGGCTTGCTTACAGGCTTGAATCCCATAGTCATGGATAGCGGCCCCTATGTTCTGGCGACGGAGTTCATCTAGGACAACCGTGGGGCGTTTATTCATTACAGTCTTCCAGTGATTGAACACCTCTTCGATAGCTAATGGGGATACTTTCGCGGCGCGCTGTAGCTTGGACTTGGTCGTTGCATGTTTTCCTTTACCCAATTTCTTGTTTTCCTCCACCGCAAAAAGCCTTTCCACCACCGTTTCTCTATTTCCTATTTTAGACATAGTTCTCATCAGAAGAATCTCCTTGGAAAGATTAAGTTGTAAATAAACGTATCGAGAAAAATTCCTTGGTGAAACATAGAAAATATAATTTTGAGGTTATTCATTTAGACCAAGGTCAATAGAAAAAATTGACAATAGTGAAATAGATAAATACTTTGGAGGGGTCCGGGGAACCTTTGTCAAGTTTGACAAAGTTTTTGGGCAGCCTTCATCGTACTCCTTTTTTTTGGAGTTCCTTTTTTAATTTATGAAGGTGTTTTCCGGAAACCTTTTTTCAGCTAAGGGTGGGTTCCTTCGCTGTGGCAATCACCTTAGCATCCCTTTCCACCACCGTCAAGTTAAATAGATAAAAATCTTGATTTTTTTTCAGGC